CACAGATACGCTAACGCGTATCTGTGTACTTATGAGTATTAGTCTATACTATGTGTGTGGCCTAATACCCACACTTGTACTGTAGACTGTACGATGATTAAGTTGAAGTTATATTGCTAGTAATTATGCATGGCTTCATCCCATCCATAATTTTCTACCAATAAGGTGATTTTTTATTTCTAATGTCCTTTTGTGAAGGGACTTTAATATTTCACACTATATGTTGTATATTGTAAATGAGTTTTGCGTATTAATAGGCAAATTTTTCTCATTGTAATTTAAAATTTGTTAAACTAATTCAACTAGACCTTAAATTTAAATTATAAAAATGTTTAGTTGGTTGAAGTTTATGAGTGTCTTAACACTCAATAATAAATTAAGAAATCAGTATATACTGTCTGATTTTATATTTAAGAATATGATTATAATAGCTTATAAATGTGCTTTACATGTGCGAGCAGAAACACACGAAATTTAGTAGGTGTGGAAGTCGACGGCATGATTGATTAATTTATAAGTGATGTGAGTCCTCTGACGGAGGATAATGTCATTTTATTTGAATATTTTTATTTATAAATGTTGATTTTATATATTTGTGTAACTACTTTAATGTATTTCCTTGAGGTGCTACTTAATTTGAGAGATTAGGTAGTTAGTATATAGGAGACGTACGGTAGATTAAGCTACACAATGGAGGGGTGGAATCACCACCCTGAACCGCCATGGTAGATGATACCAATTGGAGTTCAAATCTCGTTAAACGGAGTAATCCTGGTCTTTGGTTTGACTCGATCCTAGACCGTATAACAGAGTTGCTATCAATTCAATAATTAATAAGTCTAACCAACTTAATTGGTTAAATCAACAATCTCGATTTGCTTGTGTGAATATTTTTAATATTCTTGATCAAGATGATCGGGATACACTTATAGTAGATAATAATGTTTACTATATTTATGGATGTGTTAATTGTGGCTTTATTTGTAATTTAGAGCATGATCAATTATGTTTTGATTGTCTTCACTGTCACTTTATACAAAGTGACGAAGGAGATAATATGGATGTTGAATCTAGTATTCATTCTTTTGAGAGTGATTCTGGTTCTGATGATAGTGATGATACTATTAGTATTGATTCAGATTCAAGTGCTGATAGTATGGATAGTGGTTATACATGGCTTAGTGAGGAAAGCATGTATAGTTGTGAATATACTTTTGAAGAGAGAGATGTGATAAGACAAAATCTTATTCAGAATTATATTTATCAACATCATTTAGATGTTGTCCAATTTTGTGATGATTATATGTGTGAGTATTTTGCTCTTAGACGTTACAGTAACCCTTTTTATTATGATAATTATGATTACTATAATCGTTTGAGAAATGAGAGTATTCACATCCTAACTTCATTGCAAGTATGGGCTAAAGAGAATGGTTATGCTGGAAATGAGTGGATTAGAGATCTTACTCGGGAATGTATTGAATCCAACCCTGGTCCAGATTTAGCTTCTGAAATGTTAGTATTGCAAGCGAAATATGGTTATATGATTAATATTATAGAATCTTCTATTTTGCTCGCTGTTTCTTTAAGAGAAGTAAAATCTAAAACTGGGGTTGTTGTTTCAGTTGTAAATTTTTTTAAAGCTACTTCTACTTCTGGTAGTCTTATCCTGTCAAGTCATTCAGTTGATTTGGTAGGTAGGGTTCAGGAGTTAGTTGACACTCATATTCAGAGTGATTGTGATGAATATATGAGTGTTCTTAGTAGTTTATTGGATAATTATGATAATATTAAAGAAAGTATTGTATATAAGAAAGTTTATAAGTTTTTTATGTATTTACTCTCTTTATCTGCTTTTGAGAGATTTGGTCTATCATTTGATAATTTAAGTTACACAATGATTGAGCAGGAATCTCTTAAGAAGAAATATTATTTAGGTGTTGATTTTTATCACTGTATATTAGATACAATTGTTTTTTTATATACACGTGGTGTTCAATGTTGTAAACTTGGTTCTATGCAACCCTTATTTCATGATGAGAGTGTGTATAGTAAATGGACTTTACGTGTGTATGAAATACGTACCAAGAGTTTACATCTTGGTAATCCGGAACCTCATGGATTTACTCTCTATGATTACTTAGGAGATCTTAGGGAGTTGATCGATGAAGGACGTTGTATTTATAAATCTTTAAAAAATAGTGATAAAGGTTCTAGAGCTTTTGTAGGTAAATTGCTGTCTGAAGTTGAATTATATATGAGTAGTGCAATTTCAAGGCGTGAAGCTCAGAAGAGTAGAGAAGCTCCTTTTTCTATTCTTTTGTATGGCGGATCAAGTATAGCAAAAAGCACATTAACACAGTTGTTGTTTACTTACTTTGGTAAAGTACACAACTTACCTGTTGATGATGCTTATATTTATACTCGAAATCCTGTTGATGAGTATTGGGTTAATTTCAATACTACTCAATGGTGTGTTTTGATGGATGATATAGCATACCTAAACCCAAATAAGAGTACTAATGTCGATAAAACATTAAGTGAAATTATTCAGGTTGTTAATAGTACTGCTTTTGTTCCTACTCAAGCTGCTTTGGAAGATAAAGGACGCACTCCAATGCGTGCTAAATTAGTTTTAGCTACAACCAACACTAAAGATATTATGGCTAATCAGTATTTTTCCTGCCCTTTGGCAGTTCAAAGAAGATTACCATATGTTGTTGAAGTTGTTCCTAAAGACGAATATCTACTTGATGGATGTATGATTGATGGTAGTAAATTACCACCCATAAATGAGGAATTTCCTAATTATTGGAATTTCAAAATCTATAAGGTGGTACCTCACCAATTAAATTCACCAGGTAGAACACAATATGCCGATCATACTTTAATTGAATCATTTACAGATATTAATTTATTTTTGCAATGGTTTGGTAAAACTACAATTTCTTTTTTTAAAGTACAAGATAAGGAAGTAAATTGTAAACAAACGATGCGTGATATTAAATTGTGTAATGTCTGTTTATTATCTATGAGTAAGTGTAGTTGTAGTGAAATTCAATCACATGAAACGGGAACTGTAGAACATTATTATTATTCTGATTATTGTTATATAATATTAATTTGGTTATATATGAATGTTCCGTGGTTACAGCAATTATTTTTTTTTCTCTTATTTGATAGATTTATTAATGTTAGATTTAATGATCGACCCAGAGTGTTAAAATTTTATGCAAGCTGTCTTGGAGAAAGTCAACGATTACGATTAGGTGGCTTACCTATGAGCAGTGTTAAAAAGATAATGCTTATTGGATCATTAGTTATTTCTATTTTTACTGTATATAAGATTCTTAAAAATAAAAGAAAGGTTGATGATGTACAATCAACACAAGGCCAAGTTGGCTTTAAGCCTGTGAAGGATAAAGTTCAAATACCAAATGTTTGGTATAAAGATGATTTTCAAGTTACAAACTTGGATGTTTCTCGTAAAACTTTGTCTATGAAGGGTTTACCTCTTGATCAAGTTCAGTGTTATGTTAAGGAAAATTGTGTTACAATTACTTCTTATTCACTGGACCATGATCGTACATGGTATACAAAAGGGTTTTGTATAGGGGGGCAATACTATATATTTAATAATCATAGTATTCCTGAATATACTAATCATTATATAAAAATCATTACTAATTCTTCAAGTGATGGTGTTCGTGAACATTATGATGTGAAGTTATATAAACGTATGATTGTCCGTTTGAAGGAGAAGGATTTATGTTTAATATGGTTTCCTCAGGTGCGTCCACGTCGTAATTTGTTAGATTTATTCTGTCGTGAATCTATGAAGGGAGTCCATAAAGGAACTCTTTTCAATAGAGATTTAAACGGGAATATTATGGAACGTAAGGTTCATAATGTTCGACTTGAAAGACAAAATCTTTCTGATATTGATGTTGATACTCTTTGCTGGACAATGAGTGCCAGCTCACCCACTCTTGATGGAGAGTGTGGATCAATACTTTTATCAGAAAGTACAGTAGGACCTATTTTGTTAGGTATTCATGTAGCACTTCGGAAAGATGGAAAATTAGTTTCAATTAGAACGACTTATGAGGATATGACTTATCTTAAAGGTAAATTTGATGTCCCCATAGTTCAATCTAGTTGTATTAATTATAGTTCTACTAGCTCTCCACAGGAATTAGTAAACGTACATCCAAAATCTGAAGTATTATATGTGGAGGATGGTAATGCTTTAGTATATGGTTCGTTTAAAGGCCATAGAGCAAAGCCTAAATCACATGTTGTTTTAACACCTATCGCACGATGTTTAATGGAAAAAGGTTATCAATTAGAGTATGGACCACCTTGTATGAAGGGTTGGGAACCATGGAGAAATAATCTAATTCCTTCATTGATTGGTGGTTCAAAGATAGATATTGATGTTATGTCTGAGTGTGTTGAACAATTTAGTCAGGATATTTTAGAAGGTTTATCATTTGAAGATAAGTGTAAGATTGTAGAATATGATGATTTTACAGTTACTAATGGTGCAGCTGGTGTTAGATTTGTTGATAAGATGAATCGACAAACTAGTGCTGGCTTTCCTTTTAACAAATCTAAACGCAATTTTCTTAATAGTATTCCTCCTCAACATGATCTACAAGATCCTGTTGAGTTTAATGAAGAGATTATGGAACGTGTTAATAGATGTAGAGAAGCTTATGACAATCTGACACAATATCATCCAGTTTATAATACTTCTTTAAAGGACGAGCCTCGTTCCTTTAAGAAGATATTAGAAAAGAATACCCGTGGTTTTACTGGGGGACCAGTAGAACATATTTTCGTGACCCGTCAGGAACTATTATCTTATACAAAAGTTATGCAAGAAAATAAGTTTGTTTCAGAATGTGCCGCTGGCACAATAGCTCAATCAATTGAGTGGGACAATATTTATAGATACATAACATTTTTTGGTAAAGATAGATGTTTTGATGGTGATTATGAGAAATTTGATAAAGGTATGGATTGCACTATGATAATATTTGTATTTTCGGTGATTGTCAAAGTCTTACAAGGTTGTGGGGCTAGTCAAGAGCATATAAATAGAGTCTGGTGTATTTGCTATGATTTAGCTTTTGCAGTTATTAATTTCAATGGTACTTTGATCCAATTTTGTAAAGGCCATGTGTCAGGTGAAGCTTTAACTGTCTTAGTTAATAGTCATGCTAATAGTTTATATATTAGATATGGTTATTATCTCTGTAATCCAGCTAAATCTGTAAGAGACTTTAAACGGATGTTATGGATTTTAACATATGGTGATGATATATTTGGTGGCGTGAGTCCTAAATGTACTTTCTTCACTTTTGCTAAGTTACGACAAAAATTGTTGGAAATAGGTATTAAATTTACTCCAGCTGATAAACAGGCTGGTGATTATGATTTAATGGCTATTGACAATATTAGTTTTCTTAAAAGGAAATTCTTATTTAGTGATGAGCTAAAGTGTTATGTTGCACCTTTGTGTAAAAATTCAATAAGAAAATCTTTGATGGTTAATGTTGCATCAAAGTCAGTAACACCTGAGTTTCAGATTGTTGCTAGTATTTCAAGTGCTGTTCGAGAATATTTTTGGTATGGTAAGGAGACATTTGAGCAAGAAGTATCTTTTTTAAAAGATATTGTTAAGTTGCATCCCCAATTAGAATTTTATATTCAAGAGAGTACTTTTCCGACTTGGGACTCATTAGTGAATGATTTCCATGAGGTAAATAAATGTATTGAGAGATTTGATAGTAGTGAATTTTTCAAGAAGTATAGTTAACTACTTTTGACCGAAAAGTCAATAAACTATAGTATGAGTATACTATAATACTCAAGTTGTACTACTATAAGTACATTTATATTAGGCTAACAACCTTTTATATCTTAGTTTTGTTGGTAATTTTCTTAAATATATGTCATGTAGCAGTGAATCTACATGTTGTGTTTCACACCCACAAGATGGTTGTGTGAATTGTGGTGTATCTAACTCGTATAACACCACTCTGAATGGCGAGAATTCTAATTTTAGTATTCAATCTGCTGAAACTGATCCATTGTTAGAAGCAGAACAACTAATTGAAAAAGAAGTTGTTACTTTTGATAGTAACCCTGATAATGAGGTTTCTACTATTAATTATGCTGCTATATATGATGATGTTACATCAGATTTATATACTAAAGATTTTGAGTTAGGTGATTTTTTAAGTCGCCCAACTCGTTTATACCATTATGTTGTTACTCCAGGTGCTCCTTTTGCAACTGTTACTGAGCAAATTTGGACAGATTTTCTAGGTAATGCTAGGATTAAGAAGAAATTAGATAATTATTCGTATATACAATGTAAAATTAAAATTAAGATTGTAGTTAATTCTACACCCTTTGTTTATGGTATGTTGGGAGTTTCTTATGCTCCACTTCCAAATTTTACACCTATATCAGATTTTTCTACTAATAAGATTCTTACTTCACAGCGCCCTACAGTCTGGATAGATTTAGCAAAGTCACAAGGTGGGGAAATGGAATTACCATTCTTTTATTATAAAAATTGGTTACAATTGGAACTTGCTGCAACAACAGATGGTATGGGTGAACTAAAGATTTGGCAAGTAGTACAAGCTGCTGTGGCCAATTCTGGTATCACCAGTACTCCTTCTATAACAATATACGCATGGGCAGAGAATGTTAGACTATATGGTAATACAGTTAATCTAGCAATTCAATCTAGTGAATCTGGTCCTATTTCAGGTGTTGCTTCGACTGTTGCTAATGTTGCTAGTTATTTTTCGGATATACCTTTTATAGGTAGATTTGCAAAAGCTACAACTATTGGTGCTTCGGCTGTTGCTAGTATAGCTTCTATGTTTGGTTATTCAAATATACCAGTTATATCTAATGCTGCACCTATGAAAAGCGCTCCATTTCACGGAATGGCTTCTTCTCATATTAGTAATGTTATAGATAAATTGACTATTGATCCTCAAAATGAGTTATCAATTAGTCCGACAACTGTTGGTTTACCCCCAGTTGATGAGTTAGCTATAGCAAATTTGACATCTCGTATGGCAATTATTGCTACACCTAACTGGGCTACAACGGATGCTACAAATACTTTATTATTTGCCGCTAATGTTGTACCAACTTTATGTGAATTAGATACAGCAACTGCTAATCAAATCATTTTGATAGAAACTCCAGTTTCTATGGTCTCGCGACTATTTGAACATTGGAGAGGCGATCTTATATATAATGTTAAAATTATTAAGTCACCCTATCATCGTGGTAGATTAGTAATAAATTATGATCCTTCTGGGAATATTATAACTACAGCAGACAATAATAATGTTGTCCAAACTGTTATTATTGATATTAATGAAAGTGATGAATTTAATATACGTGTTCCATTTATGGCACCTCAAAGTTTTTTGATAGTGCCTGACACATTACAAACTGATTTTGCTATTAATGGTGGTGCTATTACTACCTATAATGAAGATTTTCATAATGGTAGATTAACTATTCGAGTGTTAAATAATTTAACTGCTCCTTTAGATACTGCGGCTATTAAGTTAGTAATATCAATTTGTGGGGCTGAGAATTTTGAATTAGCTAATCCTTCGGATATAAGATTTACAAATGGGAGTGGAATTTATCCTTCCCCTTTTGTTATTCAATCTTCTGAAATTGTAGCTACTCCTAAAACTACCACACAATCTCAAGTGATTGAGTATGTAATGGGTAGATCGAGACCAACTCCACAAAATGTTTATGATGTTAATTTTGGTGAACGTATAGCTTCTGTACGAGAAATTTTACGTAGAACTGTTAAAGTCGGGACTGAGAGATGTGGTAGTAATACTGCAGGAACTTCTTTAGATTTATATATGTTTACACATACAAAGTATCCTCAATCTTTCGGTTTTGACTCTAATGGTATTCATGGAGCTATTGAAATAAATGGTATAAACTTAGATAGAAATTTTAATTTTGTTAATACAGGTCCATTTCAGTGGCTTCAAGGTTGTTTTGTAGGTATGCGTGGTTCGACTATGTGGCATTATTGTGGCTTAGATCAAACTAACATACCAACTATGAGAGTTAGGCGGTTATCAACTAATGTTGTTAATGGTACTGCTGTAACTACTCGTTCTGGATTAAGAAACATAACTACAAATATAATAGCTTCATCTTTTAGCTCTTCTGCTAGAGGGGGAACTACTAGGGCTACTAGTGGTTATGGAGGTATTTCTTTAATTCACCAGGCAACTCAGACAGGTTTATCTGTCTTATATCCACAGTATAACAAATTTCGTTTTGTTACTACTAACCCAGCAAACTCAACTTATGGGAGTGTCGTTGATGACACTCTTAATGAGAAGTTTAGTTTAGATATTATTACCTCAAATAAGAATGGTGCATTCTCAGGTTATGAGAGATATTTCTCGATAGGACCTGATTTTACATTTTTTTATTATTTGAATGCTCCTCCAAGGTACTGCTACACGTTTCCAACTGCAGCAGTCTTTTAAAGGAATATTCATTTATTTTTAAAAGAAAAATGGCGATATGGCCGCTGTTTTCTTTTCTTGTTTTTCTTTTTATACTGGAAAGTCCAGTATTTTATATTTGATAGACAAATATATTTAACGTCTTACGATGGTTCTTATTAGCAAGGAATGATGTATTTCATTTCGCTTCAGGCAAGTTTACAACCAACGTAAGTTGGGGAATTTTATTGCTATACCAAATGGAGTTATAACCTTTTAGAGCGGCGTAAAACGTAGTCGTTTTTGC